TTGACTAAGGAGCACAAAGTGAGCGTTAAATTTTCAGAGATAAAAATATCCGGCAGGACTTTCCGGCGGTATGAGTTTGAGACTCTGGAAGAGCTCGAGGAATTTTTTATTCACCATGTTGCAACGGCCGAGGGCAAGCTCTCGAGCAAAGTGATCGGCAATGTTCTGCTGGTTTGGGATCGCCAAGTATGAAGATCCGCGTGCTGCGTCGCGCCGCTTTCCCCCAGGACGGGATGAGACCTGAGACTGCGATCCTCTTGGCCGGTGTCAATAGCCTGGACTTCGCAGTGTTTACCGAGGTGGACTGCGCGCTGCGCAATGGCTACTACAGCCGCGACTTCGAGCTGTGTGTCGCGGAGTACGAGCTGCGCAAAAGAACGACCGCCAATCCTGGCGAGAAACCAATCGAAACAATTTTTAGGAGAACCGCGAAATGAAAGCAATCGCTTATTACCGCGTATCGACCAAGCGCCAGGGCGAGTCCGGTCTTGGCCTTGAGTCGCAGCAGGTGCAGGTCCAGGCGTACCTGGCAGGATCATCCTATGAGCTTGCCGGCGAGTACATTGAGGTCGAGAGCGGACGCAAGACAGACAAGAAGCGCCCGCAGCTGCGAGCAGCCCTGGCGCAATGCGAGGCCAGCGGCGCAGTCCTAGTGATCGCAAAGCTTGACCGATTGACCCGTAACCTGGCTTTCCTCACCACTCTGCTCGAGCGCAAGGTGAGCCTGGTGGCCCTCGATGTTCCACAGATGCAGGACCCGGCAATGAATCGATTCATGCTGCAGCTCATGGCTAACCTGGCCGAGCTCGAGCGCGAGAAGATTTCGCAGCGTACCTGCGCAGCGCTCGGGGCAGTGCGTGCCCGCGGCCAGGCGCTCGGCTCTCCGGTACCGGAGAAGGGAGCAGCGGCCGGTGGCCAGGCGACCGCCCAGGCAGCTCGCGAGTTTGCCCAGGATGTCAAGCCCGTGATCGAAGAGCTGCGCGAGTATGGCTGCAAGACACTAGCCAAGATTGCCCAGGGCTTGACAGCTCGCGGCGTGAAAACCTTCCGCGGCGCAAGCGCCTGGTCGGCGAGCTCAGTGCGCAATGTCCTGATGAATTGCGAGGTGGCCGCATGAGAGAGCATAGGGATCTGATCGCGATGGCCGTGGCCGGGTTTCTCTCCGGCGTGATGTTGACGGCCCTTTTAATGATGGGCGTTGCCGAGAGGATTGCATCGGAAAAGCTTAACTATGAGGAAATCACCAAAGCCTACAACCTCGGCAAGAGGGACGCGCTTTCTCTTCGCCCTGCAAGTTGGGATCTTGAGATGAGCTGCGCCTCGCTTTGGGCTTCAAAGCTTCCACACAAACCGGAGGATCACTAATGAATAAATTCAACAAGCTTTTACTTGAGGGCCTGGCCGTGGTCTTTGTTAGCTTGATCGGTGCAGTGATGCTGGTCGAATGGTTCGCCGGCTGTGGCGAGACTTATATCGCCGCAGATGGCAAGCGCTATCCAAACGAATGCGTTTTTTTAGGGAAGTGAAAATGGAATTTCACCGAGTAGCAGAAGCAGCAAAGAGTGCCGGTTTCATCATTGACCGGATCAACCCTGGCGCGATTGTCGAAATGCTTTACGAATTTGCGGTGATCGTGCGCCAGCCACTAGAGAAAGAGATCGAGCTGCTTCGCTACGAAGTGGCCAGTCTCAAGCAGAAACTAAAGGAGCAGCAAAATGGTCGGTAAAGTAACAAACGATGTTCTACCCAGCGGTTCGCGTCTGCCCGGAATCTTCGGCGTGTCGCCCTTCAAGACACCGAATGACGAGCTCGCCTACTCAATCAACGCGGCGCAAGGCAAGCCCCGCCCACCATTCAAAGCTGAAGCAGCTGATTGGGGTAACGCGCTGGAGACGACGATTATCCAGGAAGCGGCCAAGCGAATCGGCTTGGAGATTCAAGAGCTGCAGGTCGAGTACGCCATGGGCTACCAGGTCAACAGCAAAGACATCTTGCAAGTGTCGCTCGACTCGATCCTGGTCGGCGATGGGCGCGAGCTCTACAGTGACTCCGAGCTCGGGATCTATGTCATCGGCGACGAGCCCCTGGTCCTGGACGGGCCAGGCGCGTGCGAGTCCAAGCTTACGAGCTCGATGCCCGAGGATGTCCCGGCCGAGTACCGCGGCCCGATCCAGCTGCAGGCGCAAATGCTCTGCAGCGGGTTTAAATGGGGAGTAATCGCCACCCTCTTCCGCGGCGTCGAGCTGCGCCTGTTCTTCTACAAAGAGGACCCGGATGCGCAGGCCAGGATTATTGAGAAGTGCCAAGACTTTATTCGCAGAGTCGAAGAGGGCGATTGGTACCCCGCGCTTTCACCAGCCGACGCCGTGACGGCCTACCCGGCCACGGATGATAGCTCAGCACCAGTCGATCTCACGACCCGCGCTGAAGGCGATTTCGTGCGTCGCATAGTGGAGATCAAGGCGCAGACTGCTATGCTCGAGGAAGAGAAGGACCAGCTGCAGGCAAAGATCATGGATCAGATGGCCATGAGCGAGCTCGCGTATGTGAAGGACCAGGACGGCCGGGTGCTCTATGAGGTGAAGTGGTCGATGCGTAACTACAAGGCGCAGCCTGCGAAGATGACCGAGGCCAAGCCGGCCAGGATGGAGCGCAGCAAAACTCTTACGATCAAAGAGGCGAAAGGATGAAGCTCTCTCCCACCCCGGCGCAGAAGAAGCTCTATGACTACCTGGTAGCGTATTACGACAAACATGGTTTCTATCCGAGCCAGCGGGAAATCTGCAGGGAGTTTGGCTGGAAGTCTGTGGCGAATTGCCACGCTATGTTGCACCGCCTAGAGCGCCGCGGCTTGGTCAAGATTTATCCTTACTTGACCCGCGGCTTGGAGATTGTGAGATAATAACCAGGCGCTACCAGCAGCCGGTAGCGTAGTCTCCTTGAGTCTCCTTCGGCTCTTCCCCCGGCCTCAGTGCCGGGGATTTTTTTACCCTTTCTTTTTCTTTTTGGCGCCGGCCTCGCTCATGGCGATGGCTACCGCCTGCTTGCGACTCATGACCTTTGCGCCGGATGAGCTCTTGAGCTTGCCGCCCTTGTACTCTTTCATGACGCGCTCGACTTTCATCATTTGCTTGCCTGTCATTGGCATGGTTATTACCTCCTAGAATTGGTTAAGCTGGAGTCGCAGCTCGCGATAACAGAAACCCAAAAAGGGATTCGGTTATGAACACAACGCGAGCTGCACCTACTTCTTGGTGGCTGCGGCGCGAATGTTGTCGATCATGTTCGGGTACGGCCGGCCAGCTTTCTTGGCCATTGCGCGAGCTGCTTTCTTTTGCGAGTCGCTCAGCTTCTTAGACTTGCCCAGGGATTTTGGGCGCTTCTTCTCCCACACTGGTTTTTCCATTTAGGCCACCAATCCATGAAGGTACACAGTCTTTCCATCTTTTTTCGTAGCGGTCAGGACTTCTTTTTTATTGTCCTCCGCGACATACGATACATGGACCCAACCCGAGTCGGGAATGCCTGGCGTGTAAAACTCCAAGATGAGCTGCCGAAATTCTAGGTTGTCCTTGATCCACTGCGCGAGCTCCGCATTCGCGACGCCAGGTATCTCAATGTCCGCGGCCTGGCCTCGGCAGTGGTCTGATGTCTTGGACCCACCCACCTTTGCGTTTACCTCCGGGTGGCGAAAGCCCGAGTTAACCTTGACCCCCTTGCCAAAGTGATCTCGCACCGGCTGCAGGACCTTCTCGGCCAGCAGCTCTAGCGCCGCAATCTCTTCCTCGCCTGGCTGGTTTGGGATGTCATGCCTTAGTGCCGTCTCGGATTTAATGAGCTCTTCGAGCGTGAAATTTTTGGTCAAGTTCATTTATCGCCTTTCGATTTCATGTTCATGATTTTTTCAATCGTGCGGCCACCGAAGTAAAAGCTCATGATGAGCATTCCCCACTGGCCGAGCAGCTCGACATAGGGCCCGTTAACCTCCAGGTCCCAGGCGCTCATGAATCCGAAGATCGTGTAGATCAACAGAATAAAGATCAGCGTCATGGGCCGGATGTTCTTCGAGAGCCAGCTGTCGGATTTCATGTCCGCCTCGAGGCGCTTGGTGAGCTCCTGCGCCTCGATGTTGTCGGCATTGAGCTCAGCCAGGCGCCCCTCTTGCTCGACGCGCTTGAGCTCGGCCATGGCTTTTGCTTTGGCCTCGGGGTCCGGCAGCACCTTATCGAGGACCTTCTCCCCGATACTCATGATTGCGGTCAATGGAATCATTCTGCTGCCTCTTTCTTGGCCAGGTTGGCTGCGGCGTAGGCACCCTTGCGGCCAACGATTCCGCCGACGGCTCCAATGCAAAGCAGCATTATGTCTTTCATGATGCCGAGGAAAGCTTCATCGATTGGGGCGATGGCGTTCATATCCTGCTCAACAAAAATGACCGCCCCCAAAATGCAGATGACCGAGATCAATAGAATGCCGGCCAGGACCAGGACAATCGTAGCCCATACCCGTACCTCGATCTCTTCAGTGGTTAACTCTTTGAACATTTATTAGCTCCTAAATTCAATGACCATCGAAACCAACATCCAAATAACCCAGGCACCCACCGCGATGATTGTGCTGCCACCACCCCATAGGATGATCCGATCCCAAAACTCCGCTTGCATTCTTTCCTGCTCTTGTTTGCGCATGATGCGCTCTGCTCGGATCTTACGGCGCATCTCGCAAAACTTGGAGTAACCATCCATCCCTCCAAAGCCATGCTCTAAATTGCAGAAAGCCCCATACAGAAACTCATGTCGGATGTCCGCCTCGATTTGACGAATCTTATGTTCCGCCTCAAAGGCATTGAATGCGTTGGCTGTATCGTTACCATCTTCGGTGTCGCCAAAGAGCTTGGGCTTTTTAGGCGTGTTCTTCTCTTTCTGAATCGCCTGCTCGAGCTGGTCTGCGACGCCGCAATATTTCGAGAGCTGCCCGAATACGCCTTCAGCTTCTTGGGCAAACTCAGAAGCTTTTTTGATTCCCGACCATATTGCACTGGCTGTGGCCAGCAGTGTGATCGGGTCCACCTACCCCACCCGTACCACTAGAGTGGCCAAAAGGCCGATGATGAAAGCAGCCGATCCCATAAGGATCGTCTCGATTCTTTTAAGCCTGGCATTGATCGACTCATATCGCAGCTCACAAACCGCTTCATGTTTCTCAATGCGCACCATCGCTTCATCCATCACTGCCCCTCATCTGCTGGTTTTGGTCGATTGCCGCAGTCCACCAATTACTCCTGTTCGGGTGGTAAAGGCTCGTTACCCTCTGCAAGCCACTTAGCAAACTCAACGGCATCTGTGTTGGCGGGGTCGAAGGGGCGGCGTATCACGGCAGTCCTCTCACAAACTCTTTAGCCGCATCGGCAGACATCACCACGCCATCAGCGTCTTGTAACTCTGCGCCTTCTAATACTTCTTTCTTGAAGTTTGCGTAGTCGGTGTTGTCTGGATTAAACGGAATTGAAGTGTGATTGTCTAAAGTCACACCACTTGGACCCGTTCCTAAAGGATTATTAAAAATTTTGTACATTTTATAACTCTATCGCTGCTTGAATAAAATCAGTTGATGCGCCAGCAGGATAACCTACTGCACCCCTTCCAACACTTCCTCCGCCGCCGCTTCCGGTAAAATCTATTAACGCTCCAGTTAATCCTGGTAATACAGAAATAGATGTAACGGCAAGATTAATACCGTCATAGGAATAAATAGTCCCTCCGTAAGTAATTGTGGGGGCTGATCGCATAGATGCTGGAAATGAAATCCAATGCCTTGCTGAAGTTGTAGTAGTAGTTAAACCAGAAGAAAAACAAGCAAATGATCCATCACTACCTTTTATTTTCCAAAAATATCTCTGACAAAGGAACAGTTCACGACCATAGTCCCTGCGCTCAAACGGTGTAGCGGTGCTACCGACTTCTAGTTGGACTCCGGTGATGTAGAAGGTGGCTCCGTTGGTAGATACTAAATTAGTACCACCTGTGGCTCCAATTAAATTGGAACCCGCCCAAGCACCAGCCGTTCCGTTATATGTTGCAGCCGCTCCAAAACTAAAACATATTGTTAAACTGTTAGAATTGTCCGTTGCCCATGTGCCACTTGTGTCGCCAGCAACAGTTACGGTTTTATATTCGTATGTATTTGCGGCATTGACTGTGTAAGTAAACGGATATGAACGATTTGCCCCAGCAATCAAATTTCTAAGGGCTCCTCCAAATGTGCCTGTAAGGCTAGACCGAACCCAAAATGAAAGAGTTACAGTTTTAGCCCCAGCGGCTCCCCATCCAAGGTCTGCAACATTAAATCCCTCAATGCCTTGCATTAAATAATAAAAGTCATTTGTGTTAACTGTTGTTGCCGCAGATGATGTAATTAACAGGCTATTAGTAAATCCTGACGGTGCGGTAGTGCTTCTTTGTGCTGTAAATTTAGATGTTACTGAACCATTGATATTCCATCTATCTACGCAGTAACCAGGCACAACCAATTGAGTAACACTCGCACCAGCATTACGCTGGTCAATCCTCATGTCACCATTGATGATGCGGTTGCGGAAGCCTTGCAGACTATCCGCTGTCGGGGTCATGCTATTGATGGTGGCGGTGTTACCCCCGTTGGCATCGGTTACTGAGTTAACGGCTAGTATGCTCATTTTGGAAACCTCTCTTTGATTTCAGCCACCTTTGCTTGCCAGTCTTCCATCGTGGCTTCACCTCGTTGTGCTTTGAAGAATAGCGGGTCTGCTTCGGATATGTATGCGGCTCGTCTGTTCTCTGTCGCAATACGGGCTGGCTCCAATGCAGTCAGTCGTGCCACCTCTGCTTCAATCTCAGCGTCAGAGGGTTGCGATTGGTTGGCATCAAGCCACTCTAGTTCATCACCACGGAGAACCAAC